ATTACTGGGTCAAACAATAAAATGTTTGACTTTAGATCAAATTTTTCTTTACGATCAATGCCGAGTTCACCCAACATATTAATCTGAAAAATTCCGTAGGAACTGTCTCCAGTTTTCCTGTCACCATTGTAAGCCATAGGCCTTGAATTGGATTCTGACTTAGCAATAGCCCAAGCCTGTTTAAGGGCTTTTCCTTCAAAGCCAACAGCTGATAGGAGTTCTTTTAGTTCTCCGTCTGTTAGCATCTCAGAAGGCTTGTATACAGTAGTGCTGTACTTCTCTAAGGTTTCTTTCTTTATTTGTACTGTCGATTTAGGTGTTTCCACCCCAATAGCTTGAGATGCTGGCATTACTGGAACAACCGTGTTGTTTCCGAATAGGAATAATGTTATCATTACTATTGCGGTCCAGTGATGGGCAACATCACTAAGCTTTTGTTTTATATTCTCCATTGGCATTTCCTCCTTTAGAGATAACGAACTATAAGAATAGCATTGTCAGTAAGTTACTGTCAAGTCAGTTGACCAGAAAGATTATATGCAAATATCATTTTTTACACCTACAATTAACTTCAAGAACTCTAATGGATATGGTTATGCTGGATCAAATATAGCTACTTCGTTAAAAGAGTTAGGCCATGAGGTTCCATATTCTTATCCAAAAGCTCCAGTACAATTAAATTTTGCTCAGCCAGAACATTTTAAAATGCACAGAGGTCAATATCAAATAGGATATACTCCGTGGGAATCTACAAAAATTCCAGATAAATGGAAAAATATGCTAGATCACTGCGATGAAATTTGGACAACATCAGACTGGTGTGCTAATGTTTTTGAAGATAATGGATATAAAAATATTAAGGTTTATCCACATGGAATACAAGACATATGGAAGCCAAAAAGAAGAAGAGAATCAGATAAGATTAAGTTTCTTCACATTGGAGAACCAGCACCAAGAAAAGCTGGCCAAATGGTGGTGGATGTGTTTGGAGAACTTTATGGAAATAACCCTAAGTATTCTCTTACAATAAAAGCGTATCATCATAATACAACCAGAGTTTATAATAACTACATAGATAAAGAGATAATAGGTTTACCGCAAAATATTTATAATAATGTAAAGGTTATAACAGAAGAACTAAGTGATCTAGAGTTAGTTAGACTATATCATGATCATGATGTTTTAGTGTATCCAAGTTATGGAGAAGGATTTGGTTTTATTCCGCTTCAAGCTCTTGCTACTGGAATGCCAACTATATGTACAGCAAGTTGGGCACATTATGAAAAATACTTAGGGCCATTAAAATTAAAATCAAAGTTAGTGGATTCTCCATGGCCATTTCCACACGAAGGCAAAGTTTTTGAGCCAAACCGTCAACACCTAGTTGAGCTTATGAGAGATGTTGTCTTTAACTTTAATGCATATTCTGGATATTACTATGCTCAGTCAACTAAAATACATGAAGAATATAATTGGTTAGAGTTGACTAAGAACTCTTTTGATCACATATTCAAAAAATTTAGCTAGCCCTAGACTCTTAAAAAAAAGTTTGATACACTTAGGTTTCATTAAAATTTATTAATCCGTAAGGCGGAAGAAGAGGTCACACTTAAAATGTCAAGAACTATTGAAAACCCATATGAAAACTTTATTGCATTGTCTAGATATGCAAGATGGATTCCAGAAGAAAATCGTCGTGAAACATGGGGTGAGACAGTAGATCGCTATTTTGACTTTATGACAAAACATCTTAAAGAAACTAAAGATTATATTCCAGATTCAAAACTTCTTCAAGAAATGAAAGAGGCGGTTTATAATAGAGATGTAATGCCATCAATGAGATCAGTAATGACTGCAGGTGCTGCATTAGATAGAGATCATGTTGCGGGTTATAATTGCTCGTTTGTTCCAGTAGATTCACCACGCTCATTTGACGAAACAATGTATATTCTTATGTGCGGAACAGGCGTAGGGTTCTCTGTTGAATATAAATATGTTAATAAACTTCCTCCCGTTCCAGAAACTTTAGAAAAGTCTACGACTGTAATTACTGTTGAAGATTCAAAGCAGGGTTGGGCTAAAGCATATCGTGAGCTACTTGCATTATTATGGTCAGGACATATTCCTTCTGTTGATGTAAGCAAACTTCGCCCATCTGGTGCTCGACTTAAGACAATGGGCGGAAGATCATCTGGTCCACAGCCACTTATCAACCTATTTGACTTTACTATTTCAAAGTTTAAATCTGCAACAGGACGACAGCTAAAACCAATTGAAGCACATGATATTATGTGTAAGATTGGAGAAATTGTTGTAGTTGGAGGAGTCCGTAGATCAGCAATGATCTCTTTGTCAAATATTAATGACATTGAAATGGCTCAAGCAAAATCTGGGAACTGGTGGGAAAACAATTCACAACGTGCACTTTCAAATAACTCTGTTGCTTACTCACGTAAGCCAGAAATGGAGCAATTTATTGCAGAATGGAAATCTCTTTATGACTCGAAGTCTGGCGAACGTGGAATCTATAATGTTGCGGCAGCGCAGAAGCAGGCAGCGAAGTATGGCCGTAGAGACCCTGAAATCCATTATGGAACAAACCCGTGTTCCGAAATTATTCTCCGTCCTTATCAGTTTTGTAATCTTTCAGAAGTCGTATTACGTGAAAAGGATACAGTTGAGGATATTTCAAATAAAGTACGTCTTGCAACAATTCTTGGAACTTGGCAATCAACGCTAACAGACTTTAAGTATCTTCGTAAAATCTGGAAAGATAACACAGAAGAAGAGCGTTTATTAGGAGTTTCTTTAACTGGACAATTCGGACATAAATTCTTCTCAGGTAAACAAGATATCAAGAAATTAGAAGAAGTTTTAGTTGGACTTCGTGAATACGCAAGAACAATTAATTCAGAAGAGGCTCAGAAGATTGGGATTCAAGAGTCTGCTGCTATCACATGTGTAAAGCCTTCTGGAACAGTTTCCCAATTGGTCGGGGTGTCTTCAGGAATGCATGCATGGCATTCACCATATTATATTCGTACAGTACGTGGCTCAAAAGGAGATCCAATCTCTACATTTTTAAAGGAGGTCGGAATTCCAGTAGAAGATGATGTTATGAAGCCAAACGATACATACGTATTTTCATTTCCAGTTAAGGCACCAGAGGGTGCGATTGTTAGAAATGATTTAACAGCAATAGAGCATTTAAATACTTGGCTTGTTTATCAACGTGCATGGTGTGAGCACAAGCCTTCAATCACTGTATCTGTAAAAGAAGATGAATGGATGGAAGTAGGAGCTTGGGTATACAAGCATTTTGATGAAGTTTCTGGAATCTCATTCTTGCCACACTCTGATCATACTTATAAGCAGGCTCCATACCAAGAAGTTACAAAAGAAGAATACGAAGCAGTTTTAGCACAAATGCCAAAATCGATTCGTTGGGAAGATTTGTCTTTCTACGAAACAGAGGACGGAACTTCTGGAACACAGACCCTTGCCTGTACATCAGATGGCAATTGTGAGATAGTAGATATATCAGCTTAGTGATACAATAGTATTTGGGTTAATACCCAAATTCTCAGGGCACCCTGCCCTGATTGGAGATGATAAATATGGCTAAATTCGATAAAGCCGATTTAAACAAAGATGGGAAAGTTACAATGCAAGAGCAAATTCTAAGCGCATTAGGTACATATGGAAGAGCATTCTTAGCAGCAGCTATGGCTCTATATATGACTGGAAATACAAATCCAAAGGATTTGATCGCAGCAGGCGTAGCCGCAGTTGCCCCAGTTATCCTTAAGGCGCTAAATCCAAACGATAAAAGCTTTGGATTTCAGAACAAATAATCAGTAGATTAGAAATACTCCTGTGCTAAAATTGGTACAGGAGTATTCCTATTTAGGAGACTATGGCAAATGGCAGTACAAAAAAATTTCGAAGTAGATCAAAATGCTACATTTACTTTTCAGGTTCAATACACTGAAGAGGATGCAGTAACACCAATTTCTTTAGTTGGTGCATCAGCAAAGATGCAGATCCGAGATACACCAGGCGGATCTAAGTTAGCAGTTTCATTAACATCACCATCTGGTGGTATCACTATAAATGGTGCAACTGGAACTTTAACAATTAGACTAACTCCAACACAAACAAATAAATTGTTCTACCCAAAATCTGCCTATGATATTATGGTCATCGATTCTGCTGGGAATAAAATTAAACTCCTTGAAGGGTTTATGGCTCTCAAAAGATCGGTGACTATTTAATGAATGAAAAAATAATAGTTACAGAAACTATAAACAATGTTATAGTTTCTTCTCCTGGACCACAAGGTATTCGTGGAAACACAATACTTAATGGAAGCGGAGCTCCATCATCAAATCTTGGAATAACAAACGATTTTTATATAGATAATGTTAGTAAAACTTTCTATGGCCCAAAACTTTCAGATACAACTTGGTCTGGGGCATCATCATTTTCCCTAGTACCTTCAACAGTACCAGATCATACACATACTTATGATGGAGATGTTGTTAGATAGTAAAATTATTAAAAATACATGATATAATTATTATGTACAAAGGCTTTAAATTTAGAGGTAATCATGGCAACCAATTATCCAAACTCTCTGGATACTTTAACAAATCCAAGCGGAACAGATAGTCTTTCTTCTCCGTCACACGCTCAACAACATTCAAATGCTAACGATGCAATCGAAGCTCTTGAGGCTAAAGTTGGAGTTACTGGCTCTTCAGTAACCACATCTCTTGACTACAGAGTAAGCACTCTTGAAGCAGGAGGACAGGTAGGAACAGAACTGGGACTTGCTGGAAACAACGATTCAACAATAAGCGGAATAGAAAACAAAACAGCAATTGATACTTTTTCTAAGTCCCTATATTCAACAGTAAGATATACGCTTCAGATTAAAAAAGACAGTCTTTTTGTATCCGATCAGTTAGACATAGTTAACGATGGAACAGATCTACATGTAAATAGATATGAGATATCATCCAATACAAATAATTCTCTTTATACTGTGCAATTAGAAGAAAATGCAGGTATAATTAGTTTGTCAGTAACACCAACAAGTGGATCTATAACCGCTAGATATTATAGAACCGCCTTAAAAAGTTAAGGCGAAAGGGATAAAAAATGGCAACAGTAGATAAGAATTTTAGAATTAAGAATGGGTTGGTTGTTGAAGGATCAACAGCTACAGTAAATGGATCTAATATCCTTACTGAGAATTCAACAGAGTTCATACAAGATACCGCCGCTGCATTAATTACAGGCGGAACTCATACAAACATAACCGCCACATATAATGACTCAACTGGTACATTAAATTTAGTTGGTGCAGTTACATACACTGATGAGCAGGCACAGGATGCAGTAGGTAATGCAGTAGGAACTGGTCTTTCATATAACGATACAACTGGTGCCATATCTGTTGATACAACAGCTATACAGGCAAAGGTTGCAAATGTATCAGATACCGAAATCGGATACCTTAATGGCGTAACTTCTGCAATTCAAACTCAATTAGATGCAAAAGCAGCCTCTTCAGATCTTACATCTCACACAGGCGCAACAGAAGCACACGGTGCAACTGGTGCTGTAGTTGGAACAACAAATACTCAGACACTTACAAATAAGACTCTTACATCACCAGTAATTAATACTCCTACTGGAATTACAAAGTCCGATGTAGGTCTTGCAAATGTTGATAATACATCAGATGCTAATAAGCCAGTCTCTACAGCAACTCAAACCGCCCTCGATGCTAAATTAGCACTATCTGGCGGAACTATGACTGGTGCAATTGCAATGGGTGCAAACAAGATCACTGGTCTTGGAACACCAACAGATTCAGCAGATGCTGCTACAAAAGCTTACGTGGATGCAGTTTCTGAAGGACTTCATATTCATCCAGCAGCAAGAATAGCAATACTTACAAATGTTGCAATTGCCACTGGCCTTGAAAATGGAGATACCGCTGGCGGAGTAACACTTGCAACAGGAGATCGTGTTCTTGTCAATGGACAGTCCACAGCCTCTGAAAATGGTATTTACGTAGTTCAGGCTTCAGGACAAGCACTTCGTGCGACAGACTTTGATACAGCAACAGAAGTAGATAGCGGAGACTTTATCTTCGTAAGTTCTGGTACTTATGCAAATACAGGTTGGGTGCAAACACTTAAACCAGCAACAATTGGAACAGACCCAATATCATTCACACAGTTCTCAGGTGCAGGCACATTTACTGCTGGCAACGGATTAACTCTTGACGGTACAGTATTTAGTATTGATACAACAATTACACAAACTCGTGTAGCAGATGTGTCTGATACAGAGATTGGCTACTTAAATGGTGTTACTTCTGCTATTCAAACACAGTTAAATTCTAAGTTTGCTTCAGCAGATGCTTCAACAACAAATATTTCTGAAGGAAGTAACCTCTACTTTACCAATGAAAGAGCGCAGGACGCCATTGGTAATAACGTCGGAACTGGACTTTCTTATAATGATACTACAGGTGCAATATCTGTAACAGAAAATACTTATGAGCCATATGGTGCAGCAACTACAGCACAAAACGCATTAGACGATGTTTTAGATGCTACAACAGCATTTACAGCAATAAATGTTAATTCAGTTGCCAAGCAAGTTGCCGCAACAACAGGAAATATTGTAACCGCAGCAGCAACTACAGCTTACTCATGGGCAAAGGCTTCATACCGAAGCGCAGAGTTCCTTGTTAAGTCAAAGACTTCAACACACACAGAAGTTACAAAAATTATGTTGACTCTAGATTCTTCAGATAATGTTTATCTAACAGAGTATGGAATGTCATCAACAAGCGGAACTTCTCTTCAGTCAATCACAGCAGATATAAGCGGAACAGATGTAAGAATCCGCGTAACACCTGCAAATAACAATACCGAAGTATTAATTACTGGTACACTGTTAGTATAATTAAATAAAAGGTACGGGGTCCTTTCAAAACCCCACCAAAAACAATTAGGGGATATGTGAACTTAAATGGCAACAACAAATAAGAATTTCAAGGTCAAGAACGGATTAAATGTGGCTGGAACAGCGACATTTGATACCGATATCGTACTTGGCACAACTCCTATTGCTTTTGATACAAATACTAAAAGGCTCAAGGTTTATATTGATAACGCTTGGCAGCCTATTGCTTTATACTCTGAAATACCAGATTTAACACAATCCCTTACATTTATGGATGTAGGCCTTTCTATTGATTATAATGGAGAGCCAACATATATAATTCAGGGTAACGGTGTAACACCTTCTGCAACATCTAAATTTATGGATGGTGGGTCACCAACAACTTCAGCAGTGGACTATATATTTGATTCAGGTGCACTTCAGTCATAATTTATTAAATGCTATAATATAAAATAGGAGAAACAAAATGTCAACAGTAAGAATTCAAGTAAGAAGAGGTACAGCGGCTCAATGGACTTCCGCCAACCCAGTTTTAGAAGCTGGAGAAATGGGTCTTGAGACAGACACAAAGTATATTAAGTTCGGTGATGGAACAGCAACTTGGTCAGCATTAGGTTATGCCAATGACCCAGGATTCCTTGATCTCTCAAACCAGTTAGTTAATTATGTAGAGCTAACAGATATTGGAGCGGTGTCTGGTGTAGCAGGACTAGATTCAAGCAAGAACCTTCTAGTTCCAGGAGCATCTATTATTGTTGAGGGCTCTACAAATAATGAATTTGAAACTACTCTTACTGTTACAAACCCAACAGCTGACAGAACAATTACATTCCCAGATGCTACAGGTACAGTAGCTTTAACATCAGATATTACAGCAATAATTGATGGTGCTCCAGGCGCATTAGATACATTAAATGAATTAGCGGCAGCAATTAATGATGATCAAAATTATGCTGTAACAATTGCAAATGCATTAAACTCATTGGGTAGTAATAAGCAAGATAAAGTTACAGATGTTTCAGATACTGAAATTGGATATCTTAATGGAGTATCTTCAGCAATTCAAACACAACTAAATGGAAAGCAACCACTTGTTGCTGGTGTCTCAGATACTGACATTGGTCGCCTACAAGGTATCACATCAAATATTCAAACTCAGATAGATGGCAAACAATCAGTTGTTGCAAATGTTTCAGATACTGAAATTGGATATCTTAATGGCGTAACTTCTGCAATTCAAACTCAGTTAGATGCCAAAGCTTCTTCTGCTAATCTAGACTCACACGCTTCGGACACAACTGGAATTCACGGTATTGCAGATACATCCTTATTAGCAACACAATCTTATGCAGATGGAAAAGCATCAGATGCTCAGACAAATGCTATCACAGCAGCAGGAATCGCAGCAGCTTCAGCAATTGGCACAGCAGTAACAAATCACGAGAATGACACTACAAACGTTCACGGAATTTCAGATACTTCTGTTTTAACAACAGCAAGTAATACACAAACTTTAACAAACAAGACTTTAACAAGCCCAAAGATTAATGAAGATGTTGCAGTAACAGCAACTGCCACAGAGCTTAATTATGTTGACGGAGTTACCTCAGCAATTCAGACTCAACTAGATGCAAAAGCATTATCTTCTGATTTAAGCTCACATGCAACAGATACCACATCTATTCATGGAATCTCTGATACAGCACAACTAGCTTATTTAAATGCAGCAAATCAAACATTTACTGGAAATATGGAAGTTGACGGCAACGTAGTTGTTGATGGGAATTTAACAGTTAATGGTACATCCTTTAACGCATCATCAACATCTATTGTAATCGAAGACAGTCTTGTACAGTTAGCTCATCAAAATCCAGCAAACACAGTTGACCTTGGTATTGTGGTTGGATACAATGACGGAACAGCTAAACACTCAGGTTTTGTAAGAGATGTTTCTGCTGATATTTGGAAGATATTTAAAGGTGTAACAACAGAACCTACAACTACGGTTGATTTTACTGAAGGATCACTTGATAACCTTCAGCTAAATAACTTAACCGCAGCAGGAGTTGTCTTTACAGATGGAACACAAACAAAAGAAGGCGTACCATCACAGACTACAATTATTCAAAAGACCGCAGCATATACTCTTTCAGCTCTAACAGAAAGAGACGATCTAATTGAAGTTTCACACACAGGTGGATCTGCAGTAGATATAACAATCCCAGCAGATTCAACACTAAACTTCCCAATTGGCACTGCCATAGATGTTCTTAGAACAAATACTGGAGGAGTTAGAATTGTTGGAGCAGGTGGGGTTACAGTAAATGCGACTCCAGGAGCTTTCTTAAGAGCCCAGTGGTCATCTGCAACACTTTTCAAACGTGCAGCAAACACTTGGGTATTAATCGGCGATTTAGCAACAGCATAATAGAATAGGAGATATAAAAATGGCAGCAGGTAAAAGAACAGGTAAAGTTTCAGGTCAGATAAGTCAGCCAGAAGCAGTAGTTATATCTAGCGCAACAGATGTTGGGACATCAAGACCATATCTAGCAACAGCAAATACAACTTCTGAGGCAAATGCGGCTGGAACTGGTGGAGCTGTCACATTAACATTTGCAGTTCCTTCTGGATCTGCATCAGCATCCTCATTTACAATTACAACAACTCCAAGCACATATACTGTAACAGCTTCTTCAAGCCCATATACATTCCAAGGCCTTGCCTCTAATACAGCATATACATTTACAATTGTTGCAAATAGCGCAGTAGGGTCTTCTGCATCCACAACATCATCTTCAGTAACAGCAACGACTGTTCCTCAAGCAATTCAGACAGCTTCAGTTACTTCAACAGTTGCAAATAGAGATGATATTACATGGGATGCTCCAGCAACTGGAGGAAAAGCTATAGCAAGTTATACAGTGACTTCTACAGATGGACCTTCGTATACTGGAATTCTTGTAACTTCAAAGAATATTGATGAAACTGGTGGATCTGCACAAAGCTATGATATATATGCTCTTAATGCCAACGGTACATCTGTGGCAAAAAGAGTTGGACCAGTTACTACATTCTTCTCTCCACCGAGCTTCTTCGGTCCACCTACTTTCTTTGGTCCACCTACTTTCTTTGGTCCGCCAAACTTCTTTGGTCCGCCAAACTTCTTTGGTCCGCCAAACTTCTTTGGTCCACCTACTTTCTTCGGTCCACCTACTTTCTTCGGTCCGCCAGGGTTCTTCGGTCCGCCAGGGTTCTTTTCTCCTCCTTCATTCTGTTCTTTCCAGTGTCCATATGGAACATACTGTGAAGGCAATTCATGTATCGGTTAACTTACATAATATAGTGTAAGCATAGTAGAAAGAAAAAAATATGACAAGCAAATATGCTTTGTGCATAGAAATAGAAGAAGGTCTATACGAAATATTTGATATATTGTATTTTGAAAAAGATACAGATATAGATAAACGGTATAGGGAGTCAATTGCTATGGGATCAAAGGCTATTATGGCCCCAGACCTTAATAATATTAAGATAGGCGCCACGTTAGTAGATAATAAATTTATGATTGATAATCAAGAAGGTGTTAGAGAGTTTAATCCCAATGATATTGCTTACGTGTTCTTGTCAAACAATAAAATTTTTGGTATCATATCTATGGATAAAGATAGTATCAATTCTGCAAAGTACAGAGCAGCTTTTGATGGCAATGTGATTATAGTAGATGTTTCCAAAGAAGATTCCGTTGGATTTGGAGATATCTGGGACTCTAGCAAAAATTTAATATTAAAATAGTAGAAAGAATAAATGATGTCTAAATGGAAAGAATGGAAAGAAAGTTTAGGTGATTCTAGGCCATGGCACTTAATTGACCCAAATAAAAAAATACGTGAGCAGTCAATTATAGATAAAAGAATGAGTCTTTGCATGGGCTGTGAATTTTTTTTGCCGACAAAACAGTGCGATAAATGTAAATGCTATATGCCTGCAAAAACAACTCTTTCAAATGCTGAGTGTCCTATAGGTAAATGGCATAGAGAAGATCAAGAATAATATGATAAAAAATATAATTGGTCCAGGTATAGTAGTATATAAAAATATTTTTTTAAAATCTATGAATTTAGTAGAAAGATATGAGCAAAATATAGGAGATTCTTGGGCTAAAGCTAAAACCAATGAAAGTTCCCTATATCAAGGTGAAGGTAGATTTTGTCAATCTTTTGTGTATAGCAACATTTCTTTAGATAAAGAGGCAAAAAACTCAAAAGAGTTGTTAGAGTTATACGATGAAGTAATGATAAAAATTAAAGAATGTTTGTTAGACTATGAAAAAGATTATCCAGTTAAAGTAGAATATTTTGAAGCATTAAATGTTATTAAATACTCTGTAAATAATTTTTTTAATTATCATACAGATGACGGACCAGATGTTAGATACACTGTCTCCTGTGTAGGATATCTAAATGATGAATACGATGGAGGAAACCTCCACTTTAAATTCTTTGACATTAACTATCAGCCAGAGTCTGGAGATTTAGTAGTTTTCCCATCTGCTTATATATATGCACATGCAGCATATCCAATTAAAGCGGGAACAAAATATGTATTGGCCTTAATGACCGATAGAACACAAAAGGGTCACAGAAGTGACCAATATAAATAAATTGGAGTATAAATGTTAAGTAATGCTGAATTTCTAGGTCCAGGTATTGTTGTCTATAGAAATGTATTTACGCCAGAAATGAATTTAATTAATAGACTAGAAGAAACTTTATCAGATAGCTCTGATGTAAATCAATGGAAAACTGCAAAAACTGGATATGCCTTGGTAGATAAAAGATATAGAGATTGTTCAGATTTTAAAATTAAAAAAAATACATGGGATGATGCTGGTAAAAGTGAGTCTACTCTAAAGTTAGAAAAAATTTGGGAAGATTCGTACAAGGTACAGTTAGCTCCAGTAGAAGACTATAGACAAATGTTTGGCTTGGCTCCTCTAAACTATTGGGAATCATTTAACTTTATTAAATATGGCCAAGATCAACATTTTCAAATTCATTCAGATCACGGATATTCTTATATATGCGTACTTTCTTCAGTTGGATATATTAATGACGACTACGAAGGAGGCGAGCTATTTTTTGACAAATTTAATTTAAAAATAAAGCCCAGGGCGGGAGATCTTTATTTATTCCCCTCATCATTTATATATTCTCATGCTGCGATGCCAGTAACTTCTGGCACTAAATACTCTATAGTTACCATGCTTGATTATTTAGAAGCACCACATACTCCAGAATACAGAGAGATCGAAAAAAGATATACAGAGAATTATGTATGATATTTTAGTTTATAAAAATACAGAAGATTCTGCTAATATATCTCAGCTTTCCGTAAAAAGAGATTGGATGGATAATACTGTAGATGCCCATGCCTATAAATGTTTTCCAGTTACACTTACAAATTCGCTGGGATGGGGAATATCATACCCAGAAGATATATCTTTTGTCTGGGATGGAATATCAGATACGTCTAGTCATCACGTTAGGGTTCTTTCGGGGCATAAATATTGTAATTTAGGCAGAGCAAATGGAACAATAAGCTTCAAGACAGGTTTGGTTTTTAGAACTAATGAAAACACTACTTTGTTGCAAATGCCCGTACCTAATTTATTTACAGATGAATATCAATCATTTACAACTCTTATAAGCACCTCATTTTTTCAAGGAGAACTTCCCTGCGCTTTAAGAATATTAAAGCCAAATCAAATAATAACAATTAAAGCAAATACTCCAATTTCATCTATAATTCCAATATCTTTATCAGAAATTCAAGGGTCTTGTGTTTCTTATTCTGGAATAGAGATATTAAAGCCTAGTGAATATGGTGAAAAACATTTAGATATAGTAAAAGAAAAAACTTCTAAGGGACTATGGACAAACTTTTACAGAGACGCTATAGACCCAGAAGGAAATAAATTAGGTAACCATGAAGTAAAATCAATTAAATTAAAGGTGATTGAAAAATAATATGAATAAAAAAATAACATTTGTTTCTCATCAATTATACAACAATGATAACCCAGACCTTTCCCCCAAGCCAGGAAAAAGACAAGTTCCCAAATGGTTTTCTTCTGCAAATAAGTATTGGAAGGAAGAAGGAAAGGAAGAAGTTTTAAGGCACCAATGGGGCTCAGAAATACTTGGGTTTAAGTCTTGCCCAGCCTTGCTAGACATATTTTTAAGCGGATACTACTTAACGACACCCTGTGACATTATGTTTTATAAGGATACACAAAACAATTTATTGTTGGCTAAAACTGAGCCAGGATATGAAAGCTTTATTGGGTCTAGGGTTCCAATGGAAGGGTTTGAGGTTCCTTATGGATACGAAGCACAACATTTTCATTGGTATCCAAATTGGGGAGTTAAATTAGAAAAGGGTTATAGTGCAATTTTTATGTCTCCAATGAATAGATATGATTTACCTTTTATAACTACTGCTGGTATAATAGATAGCGATATGTTAGAAATACCAGGCCTTACTCCATTTTTTTTAAGAAAAGATTTTTCTGGTTTATTGCCAGCAGGAACACCATATCTTCAAATATTTCCATTTAAAAGAGAAGATTGGAATATGGAATTAGATTATAAAGAAGAACAAGAAATGAATGAAATAAAAAATAAAGCTTCAAAAATTTTGAGAACAACTGAAAACGGACAATATAAAAAGAAATTATGGCAAAGAAAGGTATACGAATGATACAAGATGCTAATCAAAAGGTTCAAGAGAGAGTAAGGTACGCCAGGAAGTCAATTACTCCATCAGGTTATTTTGGAAACTCTTCAGATAATATCGTAGAATTAGAAAATTTTATGACAATTGAAGAGCAAGAATACCTTTTAAATTTTGCTAAAAATAACACATTGTGGGATATAACGGAGTCACAATGGAATGAAAATGGCAACATCATATACGACCACAGGGTTTGGGAAAATCGTGTTGCAACAGTTGGAACATTGAAAAAGGCTGACGAAAAAGTAATTGAAATACTAGAGAACTTAACAAATAGAATGCAGCCTATTATCGAAGAAAAATTTAATGTTACAGTTCAACCAGCTGCACCAGCCATAGTAAGATGGCCAGTTGGAACCATGCAATTCCCACACGCAGATAAAGAACTTCATGAAGGTCCAGACGCTGGAACAGAAAACGAATTTCCTTGGTATGACATAGGAACAGTATTCTATATTAATGATGACTATGTTGGAGGAGAACTATATTTTCCTAAGCAGAGCATAGTGTTTAAAACTAAGGCCAGGGGAGCATATTTTTTCCCTGGAGACATGCACTATATTCATGGAGTTAATGTTGTTAAAGAAGGATGTAGGTATACATTCCCGCTTTTTTGGACAGTTACGGAATTAGAAAGAGATAAGCATGAGTAATGAATTTGATTTTTTTGAAATTTATCCGATGGTTGATGTTTACAAAAACCTACTTCCAGATTCAAAAAAAATGGCAGAAATAGTTAAAGAATCTTATGCATCTTCAAAAGGTAAATATTATTTAAGAGAATGGGACCAGTGGTCGATATTTGGAGCCTATACTCAGCAAAAACATGATCCAAACGAACCAAGAGAACACGGTCAAATGTACGATGACGAAAAGTATTTGTCTGACTCTGTTTATGCGGCTTATTCAAAAGCAATATTTGATTATGTAAAAAGACATAATTTAAATCTTCCCGAAGGTGCCTCACTTCTTACATCATCATTTTCAAAATATGATACGAATATTGATGTAATGAATAATAATATGTCCATGCAATATCACACAGATTATGTGATTTCAGAAAAAGATATGCCAGGGCCTAAGTTCTTTTTAACATGCACAACCTATCTTAATGACGATTATACTGGTGGAGAAATAGAGTTTTTATTGGATGGGGAAACGTATCCTTATAAGCCAGACTCTGGAGATATTTTGGTTTTCCCATCAGGAGAACCTTATTTCCATGGAGTTAAAACAATTACATCAGGGGAAAAATTTTTTGTAAGAAACTTTGTTTTTTATCCATATGCTGGCTCGGAAGAATGGTTAAAGAATCAAAGGCATTATGGTGCGGTTCGTTGGGCTAAAATGGAAGAAGAAAGACTTGAAATAGAAAACCCTAAAAACATGAGATATCATAAGATGGAGGAAAAGCATGAAAATTACTAAGCACAAAGAAGATGTTTTCCATGTGTCAGACGTTGTAACCAAAGAAGAAGCTAATAAGATAATTAGATATTTAGAATTTTTAGCAGAGTCAAATCTTTTAAAATGGAATCAAATATCTTTTTATGACTCATATGCAATGGGATTCTGGGAGTCAGATCCAAAGCTGGTGATGTTTGACTTGCCCCCAGACTATTTTGCTAGACTTAATTCTAGAATAAAAGATGCGTGCGAAAAGGTTTTAGGTAAAGATCTTTCTGAGGTTAGTTATCATGCACAGAAGTGGATAGAAGGAGCATTTGCCTCATTTCACTCAGATAACTCAGACGATGAAGGCAATCCAACAGCATTTGAAAGAAGCAAGTATGCAGCATTTATGTATTTAAATGATGATTTTACTGGAGGAATATTAAACTTTAAAAATTATGATATTAGTATAAAGCCAGAGATAGGCATGCTTGCAGTATTTGCGGGAGGTCATGGAAATGAGCATGAAGTTACACAAATTAAAAGTGGTACAAGATATACAATAGGCTCGTTTTGGGATAATGCAGATTCAGTTTATACTGATGAGCAGAGAAAAAAATGGGCTGACGAATTGGCAGAAGTAAGAAAAGCTCAAGACGAAGAATATAAATTATGGGCAGAAGATAAAGAAAAGGGTCTAAGACCAAACTATAAAGGCAAAAACGAATAACAAATGAATACTCAAAAGCTAGAGGACAATATATATTATTATACAGAACTTTTTGAGAATAAAAACGAGTATATAGATTTATTAAAAGACCCTTCGCTTGATTGGAAAGATTGGTTCTCCAGCGATGGATTAATTCATTATGGTCACTCCATTGGAGGAAACCCGAAGTTATCAGATCATATTTTAAATCCAATTAAAGATTTAGTATATAAATGCTTGAAAGACTACACAGCAAATACAGGCCTATCTTTTGGATGGATACCAGAGTTTTATAGAATTCAAAAATATTCTACAAATGCTTATATGGGCCCACATGTAGACTCAATAGATAAGACAGCATTAAAATCACCAACTATATCTATAGTTTTGTATTTAAATGAAGACTACGAAGGTGGAAACATATGCTTTCCAGAACAAGGACTTGATATTAAACCAAAGGCTGGGAGTATGATTATATTTCCTTCATATCCACCATACTACCACGATCCAAAACCAGTAACAAAAGGCACTAAATATATGTGTCCTATATTTTGTTTCAAGGAGCCTTTCTAAGGTATAATCTTATTATGTCTTATAAATACTCAGTCATAAAAGATAATCCACTTGGGTTTTGGTTTCTAGATGAACAGTCTGGAACTACTGCTATAGATATATCTGGTTGTGGAAATAATGGCGTATATTTACAATCTGTTTCTACTTTTCCTCTGCCACTCACATATGGCGGAATAAATTCTGTAGAAATAACTAGCTCACAAAGTATAACTTTTCCACTAACATATAACTATTATGGAATAAGTAAAGGTACCCCAATAGCAAATAGTAGCTATTCTTTTAACCCATTTACGATAGAGTCTTTTATCTATCCAAAAGCTTTAACATCAACAATGGAACCAGTAGTTGCAGATGCATCAAACGGAGTCGGACTTTTTGTGAACAATAATGGCGTGGCATTTGCACTAAAAGGTTTATCTAATATTGATTCTAGAGTAGATTTTGCCATATCTAATTTTAGCCGTGTGGTACATGTTGTATGTGTTTATTCGGTGTCAGAAATATCAATATACATAGATGGAGAAAAACAAGCTTCAAAAACATTAAATGATTTTAAATTTACAAATTCATCTTTGTCACTAAAATGCGGACCCACTTCTAATTCATCAAATAAGTTTTTAGTTGATTCTGTAGCTATATATAGATATTCTTTATCAGAATCTCAAATACAAAATCATTATAATTTAGCTCAGTCACTACCAGCATTTAATACGACCTTTCCAGACCTTGGAGAGCTGTTTGACATATACGATACAAATATATCAACTAAGTTTGAGTATTCCTACCCAGCAAGAAAACCCTGGAAAGATTTAACTACAGCAGGACTAGAGTATGATTTTATAAAAAATAGAATACAAATTCCTGTTGGATCTGGAACTTCTCAGTCTGCATTTTTTACTGAGTTTTTATATATACCATCACAATATGGAATAGACGCTTCCAAGATAGAATGGTCTGCGACAGAAGGAGTATCCGTATACTCAAGTGTTGATGGAATAACCTATGTTGAATGTGAGAATGGCTCTAAAATACCACAGTATGGAAATTCTACTAGCGGAGAAGATTTTAATGCATCGTATAGCCTTTATATAAAGGTGCTTTTTGAGACAGCAAACGATAAAACAAATAATCCTTTTATGGAAAGCCTTACAATTAAGTTTTATAAATCACAGATTATTTATGCTACAAACTCTTCTAGTTACATATCACAAATGACAGATGACCCCGACTATTTTGCAAAAGCATATGCGGGAAATAAAAGATACTCAGCTTTATCAAGGAATATGCATAGTGGAATACGAGTAAAAGAAAACTCTGGATTCTATTTAAATCTAGGAAGACTTTGCACATCAATGGAGTTTTTCTATACTCCAAAAGATCTATCTGGCGGAGGTCTTGTATACAGAGAAGAAATTACTTTTATAGAGGTCCTAGGAGGACTATATAACACCTCATACACTGGATTGGCTGTGGCAGACGGTGGGCTATATAATTCTTCTTATACGGCCTCCTATGACGCAGGGCCAGCAAGTCCAGACATAGGGGTAGAATATACATGGGCATCATCTGGAACAATAACTAAAAATAATATAAAAAAGATATATATAAACGGAGTAGATAAAACATCTCAAACATCAATATCAAATGTTTTTAAGGCTGGTGAAATTTATCACGTAGTCCTGGTTTTTGATAATCAAATCATGAACTCAGTTAAGCTAGGATATTCCCTTGATGGGGCTTCAGAGTCTTCATATCAATATATATCTACATACGGCTATGAGCTAGATTCTGCAACAGTTACTGATCATTATCAAATTTATATAAATGGAGACCCTACTGTTATATCTGAACCGTCATTCTCCCTGACAGAAAATACAGCCGAAGTATTCGATAATGACTGGATTGTGATCCAAAACGTTTAATTTTGTCATCAATCGTGACAAAAGCTGGACTTAAACAAAATATAATGGTAGAATGAGTGTCTATGGACTTCAATAAGATCGGCACCAAAGTTTTAGACGAGGAAACAACACTCGGAATTTACGTATGGGAAATTGATGGAAAGTGGGTCGGAGACGACGAAGGAAACTACCTATCAATAACATCAATGAAGGATAACAAAGAAAGAATTGAAGCCTTGAGAAAAGCTGTTTCTGGATATGGTATAGACAGAGGGCAGCCATTATTTTTGTCGGGAAGACGCAAGATTGATGATGAAGAATATCAGTATCAGCAGTCAAGACTTAATTTAGGTTTAGTGCCAGACCCACTAGATGTAGGAAACTATAAGGATGAGATGAAAAAGCTCACTGTGCCAGGGAGATAAAAATGGAACATGTTGATGAAACCCCAGAAGTAAATGAAGAAATTCAGCTATCTAGTGCTGCTGATTGGTTTTCTTTTAAGAAAGAAACAGAGCATGATGATCCATTTAATATTCAATTAGATGACATTAGAAAGCTAAACGGATTAAGCCCAGCATTTCGCAGAAAAATAGGCAGAGAATTTTCTAAAGCCTTTACTGGAATAGATAGTACATCAACACAGCAAAACTTGCTAGCACAGGCAATAACTGGTTACGCCATGTTTGATCTGGTTCAGCCAATATATAACTTAGAGTATCTATCAAAAATTTATGAAGTTTCAACATATAACTACGCAGCAATAAATGCAAAAGTTGCAAACATTGTAGGTCTAGGATATCAATTCGATGAGACAAGAAAAACAAACGATGCCCTTGACGGAATCACAGATGAAAAACAATTACAGAGAGCCAGAAAAAAGCTTGGCAAATTAAGACAAGATTTAGAGCAGTGGCTAGAGGATGTAAATGATGAAGAAACATTTACAGAAACTCTTATTAAAGCGTATACAGATTTAGAAGCAACTGGTAATGGCTTTATTGAAATAGGCAGAACAACTCGTGGAGATATTGGATACATTGGACATATTCCAGCAAAGACAATGCGTGTAAGAAGATTACGTGATGGCTTTATTCAGTTGCTTTACGGAAAGGCTGTTTTCTTCAGAAACTTTGGCGATCAAGATACACCGAATCCAATTGCTGGCGGACTAGATAGACCAAACGAAATTATTCATTTAAAGAAATATACTCCTATGGATAATTACTACGGTATTCCAGATATTATTGCTGCACAAGTAGCTCTTGCAGGAAATGAATTTTCTGGTCAGTACAACCTTGACTATTTCCAGAACAAGGCTGTTCCAAGATATATTATTACTGTTAAGGGTGCCAAACTTTCACCAGAGTCAGAAAGAAAATTGCTTGAGTTTTTCCAGGTTGGACTAAAGGGCAAAAACCATAGGTCTCTTTATGTCCCTCTTCCACCAGATACGCCTGACTCAAAGGTTGAATTTAAAATGGATCCAATTGAGGCTGGAGCACAGGAATCATCATTTAATGTTTATCGTAAAGCAAATAGAGATGAAATTCTTTTAGCACACAGAACTCCAATTTCTAAAATTGGTATTCCAGAAGGAATTAATTTAGCTGCAGCAAGAGATGCGGATAAAACATTTAAAGAGCAGGTTTGTCGCCCAGCACAAATGAGATTAGAGAAAAAAATTAATTTAATTATTGCTGAAAAAACAGATGCCGTTCAAATTAAATTTAATGAACTTAGCCTTACAGATGAAGATACTCAGTCAAAGATTGATGAGAGATATTTAAGAATGCAGGTTATTACCCCTAATGAAGTTCGTCTAAGAATGGGTAAAATTGCAATTGAAGGCGGAGATGAAGTTATTCAATTAAAGCCTCAGCAGCAGGCAGAAATTAGAGCTCAGGCTGGACAGACAAGAACTAGGGATCAAGAAAGACAAAATAATTCTCCAGATATTTCTGGGGAAGCCAGGAATCCAAAAGGTGACGGAAGTCAGGTAGAATAATCTACTCGACTGTTATTTGCCTTTTTATATATATGCCTATAAAATTAAGCATATGAATATCGAAAAATCTTACTGGTCATCAAGTGGAGAGAACCTTCATTTATCAGTTCCTTTCACAAAGGTCAACATAGAAAAAAGAACAGTGTCTGGTTTTGCGACACTAGATAATGTTGACCAAACAGGAGACGTTGTAACAGCAGATGCAAGCCTAAAGGCGTTTGAAAACTTTAGAGGTAATCTTAGAGAAATGCATCAGCCAATTGCTGTAGGTAAGGTTGTTTCTTTTAAGCCAGAGACATACTACGATCAAGATTCACAAAAGTTTTATAATGGAGTTTATGTAACATCATACATTTCAAAGGGCGCACAGGACACTTGGGAAAAGGTTCTCGATGGAACTCTTACTGGATTTTCAATCGGCGGAAAAATTAAAGATTCAGATAATGAAGTTAACAAGTCTACAGGAGAAACAGTAAGATTTATTAAAGACTATGATCTAGTTGAACTATCTATTGTAGACTCTCCAGCTAATGAACTATGCAATATTTTTTCAATTGAGAAATCAAATGGGGCTATGGTCTTTAAGGGAATGGCTGCAGAGATTGTAACAGAAAACATTTTTTATTGTGAAGAAAGCAATTCAGTATTTCTTTCTACAGAAAAAACATTTGATTCACCAATTACTGGTAAGCCAGCATCTATTATTGGATGGGTAGAAAAGTCAGACATTAATAAGTCTAACGAAGTACAGAAGATTCTTGATTCATTTAAGAAATCAAGATTTACGTTGCCTGATACACAAACAATTGCAAAACAGGCAAACGCAGAAGGAGGTAATGAAGTGTCAGAAAACACAGAAAACGCAGTGGTTGAAGAGACCGCTGTTGAAGAAACAGTTGCCGTTGAAGAAACACCAGCAGCTGAAGAAGCTCCTGCAGAAGATGCAGTTGCAGACGCTCCTGCCGAATCTCTGGAGAAAGCAGCCGACGTATCAGAAGTTATGGTTGATGAACCTGATTTTGCAAAGATGCTTGGTGACCTAAAGGGCTTTTTCTCAGAAACTCTAAATAAAGCTGCACAGACAAACGCAGCTCAAGTTTCATCTATTCAAGATACTGTTGAGTCATTCAGCAAGAGCGTAGATGTAAGAATTTCAGAGTTGGCAGAACAGCATGCTATTTTAAGCAAGGCTGTAGAAGACATAAAGAACACAATTGACGGCGTTGAAAAGCGTGTCGATGCAGTCGAAGGTGAGACTGCAATTAAGAAGTCCTCGGATCTTGGCGGATCTCAGGAAGTAACAATCAAAAAATCAAAATGGAACGGTTCTTTCCTCGGTTCCGTATCAGATTTAATCAAATAAGGGTAGGTGAAATAAAATATGAGCAATGAATTATTAAAAGATATTGCAGCTGGAACAACAGCAACAGGTACATTTGCTTCGACATCAGGTCTCGAAGGTATCCACACCGCATCAGAAAATGGTAACGGTGGTCTGCTTAATCCAGAACAGTCTGCTCGCTTCCTTGATTATATGTTCGATGCAACCGTAATAGGTAAAGTCGCACGTACAGTCCGTATGAAGTCAGACACAACTGAGATTGACCGTATTGGCGTTGGTGAGAAGCTTATGAAGCTAGCAACCGAAGGTTCAGATACTGCATCAAACTCAGCAGTTACATTCTCAAAGATTTCTTTGACAACAAAGAAGCTTCGTCTTGACTGGGAACTCTCAACAGAGTCTCTAGAAGACAACATTGAAGGTCCAGATCTAGAAGATCACATTGCAAGACTTCTTGCAACACAGGCTGGAAATGACATTGAAGATGTTATCCTAAATGGTAACACAGCACTTACATCAGATGCACTTTATAAGGCATTCAATGGTGTAGTTAAGAAGGCAAAGACATACGGTCACGTTGTCGATGCTGGTGGAGCAAACATTACAAGAGCTGTATTCAACTCAGCTCTTAAGGCACTTCCACGTAAGTACAAGCAGCGTCGCACAGACCTCCGCTTCCTTGCAGGATCAAACTTGATCCAGGATTACCTATATGCAACTTCACAAAACATTCAGAACGTCAACCCACAGGATATTGCTTCTGGCATCATCCGTGGTGAGGTTGCACCAGTTTCAGGTCCAGCAGGATATGTAGCTCCATACGCATTTGGTATTCCAATCGTTGAAGTTCCACTTCTTCCAGAGACACAAGACGGTGACTACTCAGGAGAGACAGGTTCACACGGAGACGTCCACTTGACATTCCCAAATAACGTTGTTATTGGTATCAAGCGTGATGTAACTGTTTACCGCTTCTTCTGGCCACGTAAGGACTCAATTGAGTACACAATGTATACTCGTGTTGGCGTCCAGATCGAACAAGCAGACGCTTGGGTCGTAGTCAAGAACGTTAAGGTTGCTTCCTAATTATTTAGGTTAGCCTAAAGGCCCCCATATTTATATATGGGGGCTTTTCATTGTAAATTAGTAATGATATAATTGATTTACCTAGACTAAGGAGAAATATATGTCATTTGAGACATTAAAAGTAGCAGAGCTTAAAAAGGTTGCAGAAGATTTTGCAGTCGACACAGAGGGCTTAAAGAATAAGGCAGATATAATTGCAGCACTTGCAGAAGAAGGCGTAACCTATTCAGTTTATGCTAAGACAATCGAGGCTATTGAAGATGAATCTGATGTAGAATCGCAAGAAGTATTGCCCAAGTTTGATCCAAAAAAGGATCAGCTAAAGGACAATGTTTTGGTTAGAATGACAAGAGAAAACTTCCGATATGATATTATTGGTTATACCTTTACAAAGGAACATCCATTTATAGCAATGAAAGAAGAAGATGCTCAAAAAATTTTTGATGTGGAGGAAGGTTTTCGTTTAGCGACACCAAGAGAAGCGCAAGAGTTCTATAGCTAAACAAGCCTAAAATAATGGCAGAGATATATGTAGATCAAACAGCACCAATTAAAACTAAGATATTCTGGGGCGGTAATATTATAGATGCTGATGGCAATGTAACAGCAATTGTTTATGATATAACAGAAGATCCTACAGCTGCCCCATTGGTAAATCCAAACACAGCAGTATATATTGAAACAGCAACAAAGTCAGAAGTTGATGCTGGAACATATCAAATAATCCTGCCATTAGGATTAGTTCGTAGAAATAAAAAGTTTAAGATTCAATGGAACTATCTAATTAGTGGAATTAGCGGATCACATTTCTCATACATTGATGTGGTCACTCCGTATGCCAGCATGTTCGATATTATGGATGATCTAGGATATGGAACAGACCCAGGCGATATTAACGCTAAAACATATCATGAAATACAAATGGCAGAAAAATGGGCCAGAAAGATAATTGAAAATTATACTGGACAAACATTTTATTTATACGATGATACCCATATAGTTTATGGAGACGGAGCAGATTCTTTAAGACTTCAGTTTAAGATAAACGCACTGCACGAACTTTACGAAAATGATGTTTTAATTATAGACACTATTAATAATGTAAATAATTGGATATATGATACTCAAGTATCTGAAAGCGGTTTTGGTATTAGAGTTAATCGTGCTAATTTACTTGATAACACAGTTTATTCTGCAAACGGCCTAGTTCCACCTTCGTATAATGATACATTTGGGGTAGCGTTTAAAAAAGATTATGTCTATAAAGTTCAGGGAAGATATGGCTGGGACTTTATACCAGACGAAATAGAAGAAGCAACAATCCACTTAATTAAAGATTACTTCTCGAAAGATAGGGCATGGAGGAATAAGTATATTCAGAATGTGCAGTCATTTGATTGGCAGTTTGAATATACAAGCGAGTCTTACCGTGGAACAGGGAATCTATATGTAGATCAAATCCTTTCTTCCTATGTAGTCACGCAAATGGTAGTAATATAATGTTTGATTTGGTAGATGCTATATTTAGCATGAGTTTAGATGTTTATACTCAGTCAGATGTTCAGGATGAAGATACTGGATTAATTAAAAAAAGCTGGCAGTACACAAAAACTATAGACTGCCATGCTAAAGCATTTATATCAAACTCTTCAACCTCAAGAACTGGAGATAGACAGACCTTTGGGAATATCTATGAAAATACTCAGATGCTTGAAATTAGAACACACGACAAGTTAACATTAAGGCAAAAGATTTCTAACATTAGAGATGCTGGTGGAAATTATATATGGACAGAGCTCAACTTCCCAGAAGATACACCGACTGTATTTGAAGTGGTTGGAAGCACACCCGTGACAGACCCATTTGGAAACACTTTGGCATTTAGCACAATTGTTAAAAGATCGGAGAACCAGGTAATTGGCGTCTAGTGAGTTATTGGTTGCAACAGCATCTGCTTTAGAAACAGTCGGATCTAAGCCAAGCTCAAAGTACCCAATTCAAGAAACCTTGGTTGCACAGGTTTCCGCCGTTATTTATTATAAGTCTATGGTTATGGCAGAGCTGCCAACAAGCAAATCATTTAAGGCTAAATTTAATAAAGTCATATTTGATCAGATCAATGAAGATTTTGGAAGCTATGTTGACTCTCAATCTAGAATTAAACCAAAAACCCTTCACCATGTTTACGAATGGCAAAAAACTGGAATGGAAGAAGCAAGACTATTTAAATTAAAAAAGTTAGATAGCGAAGACTTAGGCTTTAGAGTCTCATATCAGTTTAATGAATCTAGGTCTGCAGTCCCAAATAAATATTCAAAAAGAAAGCATGTATTTAAAAATAAAGCTGAAATAATGGAAAAGGGAATACCCGTTGTAGTATCCCCACGTTTTGCTGAGAGACTAGTTTTTGATTCAGGCTTAGGATATACTGTTTTCATGCCCAAAGGGGCCTCTGTGACCGTTACAAGGCCTGGTGGAGTGGCTGCAAAGCAGTCCTTTGAAGTAGCTTACAAAAGATTTTTTACAAGTAATTTAGTTAATCTATCTATTAAAAAATCTGGATTTCAGAAGATATTTACATATAAGATGAAAGATATATTAAGAGTACCAAGAGAAGTCAGGAAAGTAAAATATGTATTTTCTGGTAGAATGTTAAGGGCGGAAGCAAAGCAGGCAGTAGAGAATGCATTTGGAGGAGTATAATAATGGTAAATTATAAATTAGACGCAATGTTAGATTTAAGAAAATACTTATGGCAAGAATTACAGGATGCCGATATATTTGATCCAAATGACTATGATACTACTGGCACTGGCAATATATTAAATCCTATCATTCCAGTTCAACAGCCTGCCGAATTTAACCAATTTTTAAGCGGTAAAAAACATATTGTATATGATAAGATCAATATCTCATATGAGGAGAATTGGATGATTTGCAATGAACAGATACTATTTACTATTTACGCAATAGACGTGGCAGATATAAATGAGATAACAAACTTTATGGTAGACCTATTTAGAAGAATGGATGATTCTGCTAAAGACATTAATTTATCAGATCAATCTAGCCCTCAATTTAAATTTCATAACACATACGTTGCCGATATATCTCCAACCACTCCTTCAAAAGAGCTTCAGGGATTCCTGTCTTCAGACGTAATATTAGAGATTAAATATAGTCGAATACTAGACGTAAACGGCAGATTTGCTTAATTTGCCTTATAGCGTATAATACCGTATCATTATCCTTAGAGGAAAGGGCCTAGCCAGCCAACAATTTTACAATTTAATACAATAAATTTTCACAGGAGGTTTAAACTATGGCAACACAAGCCACAGGTAATGCAAAGAATATTCTAGTCGGTGCTTCACCACTATTCCTTTCAACCAAGGATTCAACTGTAACAGGTTACGTTGAAAACATGGAGCCAGGAAGCTCAGCGGGAGAAACTTTTACTTCAGGAAAGTCTTTTACAGACACTCTTAATGAAGTAGATCTTAGCACAGCTAAATATCGTAACGTAGGTTACACAAACAACGGTCTTCAAATTACTTACAACCCAACATACGGTTCAGTAACAGTAGATCAGCTTCTTGATACAGCTAAGCTGTTCAAGGAGTCAATGGAAGTTATGATTGCAACAGAAATGTCAGAAGGTACACTTGAGAACGTTCTCGTTGTATTTGGACAGGGAGATGCAGCATCTTCATCAGATCCATCAGGAGATGTGATTTCAGCGAACAACACAATGATCGAATCAGGCTCAACAGTTAACAATACATACAAGAAGACTCTTGGTATTGCAGCTGGTGCACTTGGTGTAGCTCCAACAGAGCGTCAGCTCATTGCAGTTGGACAGGCTCCAACAACATACCGCACAACAGACGTTGCTGCAGCAGAGCGTGTATATTATGCACGTCGTGTACTTTCAGTACAGCAGTCACAGTTCTCACTTGCACGTAATAACCCAACCACATTCCCAGTTACATTCCGTTTGCTCCCATCAGGACTAAGCGCATATGCAGGACAGGAATACGGTAAGATTATTGACCGTGTACTAACAGCTTAATTTAATTTAATTAAATTGCGGAGGGCTCCCAGAAATGGGGGCCCTCTGTTTGTGTTATTAAAACCCTTTTGCTATAATCATATAGACACTATCCAAGGAGGATAAATTGGCAACTACAGTATACGACGTAGAAGAAATTAAGTTACAAAATGGCGCAACAGTAAAGTTGAAGCCACTTACAATTAAAGAACTACGCAAGTTCATGGCAGTAATTCAGAAGACAGCTGAAGTAAAAACCGAAGATGAAACTTTGGACCTTTTAATTGATGCATGTGCAGTAGCACTAGAGAAGCAGCTACCAGATTTGGTAGCAGACCGCGACGCATTCGAAGATGTATTAGATGTTCCAACCATAAATAGAATCCTTGAAGTATGCGGTGGAATTAAGATGGACGACCCAAACCTTCTAGCGCAAGCGGCTCTGGCTGGTCAGATCTAGATCTTGCGTCATTAGAAGGGGAAGTTTTTCTTTTAGGTAATTGGAAAAATTACGAAGAACTAGAAGAAAATCTTTCAATGGCGGAATTAATCCAGACTTTTAAGGCAATGCAAAAGACTGAATCGGAAAGAAGAAAGTTCTTGGCTTCGATACAGGGTATTGACTTAAATGATGAAGTAGAAGAAAAGGTTACCACCTTCGATGATATACAAAGAAAGGCACTTGGAATAGATGCATCAGGAGATGATGTAGTTTCATTACAAGGTTCTTTTGCAGCGCAAGCTGGCTTTGGTATTGGAGAAGGGTTGGGATACTTTAGGGAGTGATAAATGGCTGATGATCAAGTCGTAACTAATATAGTTGCTCGGGCTGATTTTTCTGACCTTATCGCAAATGTACGAAAAGTTACCACCTCTCTTGCTGCAATGCAGCAGCAAATTGGTTCTTCTAATAAAGTACTTTCTGCACAGATAAATGCTGTTAACAGAAGCTTCGGAGAAACCTTAAGATCTACTGGACAATTCTCATCCCACTTTGTTTCTTTAGCAAACGATGTCGATGTATTTGGTAAAAGATTAGACGGTGGTAAGCTTAAGTTAAGAGATTATTTCTCTACCCTTCAAACACATACTAGAACATCTGGCGGACTTATAAGAGACCTTGCTAGGCAGCAGGTTCAACTACAAAATGCTATATTGCAACCCTTGGGCAGAAATGCTCAAGGGCTCATGCAATTTAATGTGCATGTGCCACAAGGCTTAGATGAAATAAAGAATAAAGGCGCCATTGCAAGACAAGAAATGCAAATCCTTAATAAGGTTATGCAGGAAGGCGCTGGTCAGCTTATTAACTGGGGTAAGAATACTCAGTGGGCTGGTCGTCAGTTAACAGTAGGACTAACCGTTCCTATAGCAGCATTTGGAGCGGCTGCAGCAAAAGCATTTAGAGAAGCAGATCAAGAGCTAACAAGATTAACTAAGGTTTATGGCGGACTAGCCGCAACATCTTCTGCAGAGCTTCAAAAAGTAAGAAGAGATGTTACTGCAGTTGCTAATGAGTTAGCCAGAGGCTATGGAGCATCTTTTAAAGAAACACTAGCACTTTCCGCAGACATTGCAGCAAGTGGTAAACAAGGAGCAGAGCTCCTTGGTTCAATTAGAGAAACAACACGTCTTGCAGTACTTGGTGAAGTAGATAGACAGGATGCTATGAAGGCAACTCTTGCCATTCAGTCAGCATTTAAACAAGACACGGATGAGCTTGCAGAATCAATTAACTTCCTTAACGCAGTAGAAAACCAAACGTCTACAACCCTTAACGATTTAGTGGAAGCAATTCCAAAAGCTGGACCAGTCATTAAAGGCTTGGGCGGAGATGTACAAGATTTAGCACTTTATCTTACAGCAATGAGAGAAGGTGGAATAAATGCTTCCGAAGGTGCAAATGCACTCAAATCTGCATTAGCATCATTAATTAACCCTACAGATGTTGCAGTTCAAAAGTTTGAGGGATTCGGAATAGACTTGATGGGCATTGTAAATAACAATGCTGGAGATGTAACAAAGACTCTGTTTGCCCTACAAGCGGCTTTAGATAATTTGAACCCGCTACAAAAATCACAGGCAATCGAACAGCTTTTTGGTAAATTCCAATTTGCTAGACTATCTGCATTGTTTGAAAACTTAGGAAAGCAAGGAAGCCAAACACTTCAGGTAATGGACCTTATGAAGGCAAGCTCAAAAGAACTAGCAACCATTGCAAGTCGAGAATTAAGTATGGTTACAGAATCTGCTTCTGGTAAATATAAAAGAGCAGTAGAAGGATTAAAAGCAGATTTAGCTGGAATAGGAGAAGAATTTTTAAAGGTTTCTACTTTCTTTATAAATCTTGTAGATGGAATTGTTAAGTTTGTAAATAATTTACCAGGACCAATAAAGACAATACTAACATTTTTGGCAGGTCTAACAGCAGTAACTGGACCACTAATTATGCTTACAGGTGTTCTTGCAAACTTCTTGGGCTATGTAATAAAAGGTGCATTTCATCTTAAAGCATTATTTAAAGGTGGAGAAGGCTGGAGAATGCTTACTCCAGAGATACTTGCAGCCAATCAAGCTGGAAGCTTAATAGAAAAAACATTTTATAGCGATGCTAAAGCAGCCCTAGCCCTTGCTGAGGCACTTCAAGTTCTATCGGCGGGAATGACTTCTATTCAGGCAAAGATGAATCAAGGAGTTGTTTCTGTTCAACCACTTCTTTCAACCGTAGCTGGAAGTGTAATAAAGCCTCCAAATGATGATGGAGGCGGAGGCGGCGGTGGTGGCGGAATACCAAGAATAGTAGATCCAAGAAATCCATTAGTTGGTCCAGCTGGAACACGTGCAAGCGCACACATGGTTCCAAGATCTGGAATGACTCAGGAAGAACGTGCATCACAAACAATTCATAGCTTCTTGCCAGCACCAATACCAGTTAATCAAGCAGTTGGCGCAAACCCACAAATTTTTGCATCAGGAGATTTACCAGCAGTACCTGGACTAACAACAATTACAGGAAAGTCTGGTGCAGTATCAACTGGAGTTGTATCATCAGAAGCAGCTAAGTGGCACACAATGGTGGGAGCACTATCAATGATGACAAAGACTGAAGTTGCTCAAATGAGAACACAGCTACGTACAACTGGTACTGTAAGCTCAGAATTTACTCAGGCCTTCGGTTCACTTTTACCACAGATGACATCCATTGCAGAAAATGCCGCACAGCAGTCTGCTATTATTGTTGCTGAAGCAAAAGCTGGAACTATATCCGTCCAAACAGCAAGACAAAGAATTATTGCATTAAATATTCAAGTAGAACAATTGATGGCTCAAGCAACCATGGGAACAGCAACATCACTTGGCAGAACAGCGGTTATTACTGCAGTTCCTACATTAGATCAGCCAGTAGTAGATCCAAAAACTGGTAAGTCGAATATGCGAGAATTATTTAAAAAAGGAAAAACAAGATCATTCGTAGATGACCTTGCAAGACTCATGGGTGTTAGAACATGGGGAGCAGGATATTCAACACATACAACAAGACCTATTAGATTAAATATGGGAGGTAAAGTATATAACCCAGAAGTTCATGGAAATGTTGTACCAGGCGACACCTCAATCAATTATGATAATACGCCAGCAGTTTTACGTGAAGGTGGATTTATATTAAATCAAAGCTCTTCTAGAGTAAACCCAGATCTTGTTAAACTGGCTAAAAATTCAAAAAATGCAGGCGGTAAAATTGTTCCAGCCATTTTAACTCCAGGAGAAACATATTTCCCACCAGAGATAGCACAAGAAATAATGCCGACTCTCGAAAAGGCAAACTCTGGCAGTGTAGTTAAATTATTAAATGCTGGAGGAATACTAGGCGGAAGAGTATCAAATAAAAAACTTAACTACGGAGTTCCTCTTGCCGCAGGCATCATACCGCTTTTAAGAGATTTGCAAATAAGAAGATTATCTATTTCTGGATTAAGAGAAGCTGGAAAAAGATCTGGAAGACAAGCTTATACACCAGGACGACTTAATTTTGAAGGTATGTCAAGAAGTGCATCTAGGGGCGGAACAACTTTTACAAGGCTTCAAGAATCTGGATATCTTACCGCAGAAGAAATAGCAGCTTTATCAGGTATGATAGGAGCTCATGGAGTTTCTAGAAAATTTATATCTGTCATAGGATCTAGAACTACACAGGGCTCTTACCCTACCACCACATTTGGAGATGTGTATTCTAGATTCCCCCTTACTGGATCATCTACTCTTACTGGAAGTCGTAGATCTTCTGCTCAAAGATATGTTGACGAAGGAAGAATTGCACAAATTCTTCCAGGCTCAGTTGTTCATATTGATGGTGCTTTAAATACTAAGATAAACGCAGGAACCGCAACTAGAGCAGACTTTGCTGGAGTTCAAGGTTTCCAAATGACAAACCTCTTGGACTTTTTATCTGCACGAGGTGTACCACCAAGTATTGCAAGGAAGATAGCCGCAGATGCTGCAATTAGATTAAGATCATCTGTTCCTTCTAGCAATATAGACGAAAGATCTTGGGCTAAAGCAATTGAGAGAGCAGAACAATTTGCAATAGTTAAAAATGCTAAAGATCTTTCAAGAGCCGCAGCCCCTTTTTCTGGCGGAGGAATGATTCCAGGCTATATGCTTGGTGGCAGAGTATTAAGAGGAAGACGTAATTACGGAATACCAGCATTATCTGCAGCTGTTATAGCAAGGCTAACTTCAAAATGGAGAAAGCCAGAACTTTTTGCCCCACCAGTTCAAAAACATGATTGGACAAATACAGATCCTCTACATGGTCCACTATTTATTGGTAAAGCAGATATTGGAGGAGATGGGGTACGCAGAAGCCTTTCATACAGCATACCTTCAGGTCGTGTAGTCCAAGGACGAGAAGGAAAGCAATTAGTAGGCATTTCACCAATGTTCTCTAATGACCCTAGGTATCTAATTGAAAGATATATGCAAGGTGATAAAGCTGTCATGGCTAGAATGCAGTACGAACAATCTAGAGGACTGAACACTCATCCGCTAAGCATTCAATCTTTATTTAGATCCGTAGCTAGGCCTTTTAGAGGTACTCTATATAGAGGAATGACTTCTCAGTCTATAGCAGACACATTCCCAAAGCATATTGTTGAAGCTATTGAAAGGGCTAGAGCAACTGGAGACTTTTCTGCATTAATAGGTAAAGACTTTATAATGAGAAGGGCGTCATTTACAGCTAATCGACTTATAGCAAGTTTCTTCGCCCCTGGAAGTTCAAGCGGACCGATGTCCTCTTTGTTAATGGAAGCAAGACTATTTGGAAGAAGAGTAACTCCTACCTCAAAGATGTTCCCCGATGGCGGACCAGTTAGTGGAGGAACGCCTTATGTAGTCGGAGAAAGAGGGCCAGAGTTATTCGTACCAAAGAATAGTGGTGGAATAATACCTAGCTACGCATTGGGAGGAATTGTAAAGGGCGGAAAAATAAATTATGGAGAGCTTCCTCCAGGTTGGGCACAATCACTTGCACAACCAACACTAGCTACACAAATGAGGGCTACAGGAGAACTTCCTCCCCTTCAAACAGCACAGACCCAAGAAATGTCAAAGGGCGCAAAGTTTGGCATGGGTACAGCAAGTATAGCTGGAAATATTTTAGGGTTTATGGGTGGAAGTGCATTAGGAAGTAAATTATCTGGCGGAAACCAAATTATATCTATGATATCTGGAATTGTGGCATCACAAGCCGTATCTAGTGGATTAACAAAATTAATTTCTGGAATAACAGGTATTGGAACAGCAGCTAACGGAGCTGCAGGAAAAACAAGTCTTTTAACAAAAACATTTAGAGCATTTATTGGACTGCCAGGACCGTTAAAACTTTTAGCTGTAGTAGTTGGAGTAGGAGCTGCAATAAAAGGGCTAAACGATAAGATTGAAGAACACAGAAGAATAATAAGCTCTGGTTTTGGAATAAGCGAAGAGTCTGCTAAAAAATTAGGACTCCAATATAAAAAACTTGGATCTGAAATAGATACCTATCAACAAAAATATGATTTGATGCTCGCTAAAGCTGCTGCAAATAGATTTAATCAAACAAAGGCAGAAGGCAAAGGAATTAACATAACTGTTCCAGAGTTAGAAAAACTTAAAAAACAGGTTGCAAAAGATTTCCCAGATGAAATTAAAATGTTTGATAAAGCCACAAATGAAGAGGCCATAGAAAGGGCTACTAACTTAAAGGCGGGAATGGTTGCTACTGGTAAATCAGTAGAAGAAGCTAATGAAATTATATTAGCAATGATAATGAACTCTAATAAATCTGCCTATGCATTAGAAATACTAGGCGACAGAG